TGTGGTTATGAGCCACCGATACTAGACCTCTATACGACCCTGCGATATTAGAGGGGATTTTCTCTCCCTCTTACATATATAATTATATCATAAATTATATTTTTGTCAAATAATAATTTGGTATAATTTCATTAAGTTGAATATCATGCACAAAGTGTAAAATATTTATTGGGAAATTTATTTTATCTTTGTACTGTATACATTTAGTAATAAACTTAGTTCCAACATATAGTAAATTTGGTTTAATTTCATCTTTAAAATAATCATAGAATACTTTTGCGCCAGACCATGCTTCTTGTATAAATTCGGGTCTTTCTGCTGCGCATCTAATAAACCAATAGTATAATGCAATAGCAATTTGACTTATTTCTATATCGGCGTTAATATTATTTTCACGACAAGTTTCTACCGTATGTATACTCACAAGCGAAAGCGCACGAGTTTGTTTTTGATATAATGCTGCACCGTCATCTTTATTAGTAAGTGAATTTTCTTCATCTATTTGCTTTATTACAGGAATATCAAAGAAATTAATATCTGTTAATAGGCGACAAGCGCGGTTAAACCCTATATCTTCATTCATATAGCTACTTTCAGCACAAAATGTAATTCCTTTTTCATAAAGAAATTCACGCTTATATATTTTTCCATGCATACGATTATCTGTATCTTTAGTTAAATTATCTTTGTGATAATATGGGAAACTAAAGACATCAGTTTCATATAAATCATCTTCTACAATTTCTAAAAGTTGCTGTTGTACTTCTTTAGAGAGAAATATATCTCCGGCATCAATAAACATAATAAATGGTTTATATGTTTTTGTAATTCCCCATTGACGCGCATATCCTGGCCCACGATTCTTATTATATCTTAATATTTGATCCGCATTAGGATTATAATATGGATATATTGTAGAATTATCATCTACAACAGTTACATAAAATACGTCACGATTTATAGAATCTAATGTGCGTGCTAACCCTTCAGGATTGTTATAATATGGAATAATTAAATCAATCATTTAAATACCTCTCTGGTATATTATCGTATTTCTTTATTTCGTCAAGGAAACGTCTTATATTAGGAGATTGAGTTTTATTTACATACATATAACCTTTCATATGTGACATAGAAGCTGCGGCCAAGGCACTTGCATTACCTAGTAAATTATGATATTTAGAATAACATTCATTATAGAAGCTATGTAATAGCGGCCAATATGATTTAACATATTCTTTATCTTTAGCTAATCCTAATAGAAATTGATGGTATAAAGTCGCAGTTAAATTATTTAAAATTTTTATACGAGTTTTTTCTTTTACATTATTAGCTTCACATAATCTAATACAATGTATAATATTTTCTACAAAACTTGGAACTTGTTTATATGTAAATTCTTTATTATTTTTATGTGTTAATGAGTTCCAATTTGTAACTGTAGAATATATAGGAGTAAGAGTGGTTTTGATATAATCTTTTCCATCTTTTTCTTTTAATTCATTTAAAATAGCTACGCAGGCAGTATTCATACTAAGATCTTCACCGCCATATGAACCCCTACCGCCGCATTGCCATAGATTATGTTCTTCAAGAAACTTACGAGAATATACTTTTCCAGGAGTAGAATGATGAGTATCCCAACGCACATTCTTTAATTCGTCATCAATCCATCCCCATTGATATATGTAAAATTCAGGATTATTAGTAATTACATCTTGAATTTCATATAGATTCCATTTTGAAAATATAATATCACCACAATCTACAAATAAAATATAAGGTTCTTTAGTATGTTTGCGAGCGAAATTGCGCGCAACTCCTGGCCCACCGTTATGTTCCATTCTATAGAAATTAACATTAGAAAACTCTTCTATTATATCTGAATAATCTTCTTGTGAGCAATCATCTACGACAGTAATGTTGAGCCAATCATGTAATTCTGGATATGCGACTGATTGAAGTGTCCGCCGCAAGCCATCTTTATCATTATAAGCTGGAATAATTATATCTAGCATATTATCCTCCAATTAAATAATGTTCTGGTAGAATATTATTAGATTGTAGTTCTTTTAGAAATCTATTAAAATTAACTGAATAAGGAACATTCCATTTAATTTCTTTAATAATTTTTGGTAAATAATATTTTTCATATAGTCGCATAGCGCCGCGAGTACCAACCTATTTATATATATCATAACAATTATCAAAGAAATATTTTGCGGCATCCCAACATTCAAACATATAGTCGGGTTCTTCTTGATATGCCTTAATAAATTGATAATAAAGTGACAACATACAATCAGCGCATGTTAATAATATATGATAAGGGCTTACACTAACATTAATTGTCATTTTAATTGCACTTATAATATTAAGTGCCTAAGACATTGGAGTAATAATTTCAAAATTATTATCTTCTTTAAATGCGACAGTGCTATTAATATATCGACGAACAATTTTAGCATTTGAATAATAATCTAAAATTAATTTACAAGCACGAATAAATCCTTCATAATTATTTGTATCTGTAAAACGTAAGTTCCTTACTTCAAGAAATTCTCGTCTAAAAATATATCCTAATAAAGTATCATGATCCTTTTTATTTTTTTTGTTTTTTGGACGATATTCCCAATGATACATATCAAAGAATATATTATTTCTAATTTGATTCAAAATCATTTTATCACAGCCAGGAATAAATGTATTGCCGGCATCTAAAAATGTAATATAAGAACCATTAGAGTGTTCTAAAGCATAATTTCTCGCCGCGCCATAACTCATCTATTCTAAAGCATAATATTGTATATATGGATATTCAGATAAAATATCACTATAATCATCTTTATCTCCATTATTTATTACAATAATATTAACAAATGGTCGTATCACTTTACTAATTGAATTAAGTGTTTTACGTAATTGTATCTTATTCTTATAAGTCAGAATAATAATATCTAAATTAATTTTAAAATTCTAATTACGTTCAATAGCTTCAAATGGTATTTTATCATAAATATGAAAATATGACCATTTCATCCAATCGCCAACTCCGGCAAAATGCATAATACGTTCATGCTTTGGACGCTTAGCCTACCAACAACAATTATAATCACTAGGTAATATTAATATTTTTTCTTCACAGAAATCATTAATGCAATCCTACTCATTATAACGATAAAAATATCTATCTAATGCTGCGATGATTTTATCATCCATACCATCTTCACGCCATTTTTTAAGATTAATCATAGCCATGCCCATATTGATATAATCTCTATGTTCTTGTCTAGAAAGATCTTCTTCTTTTGTGGCGGCAAGATAGTATTCATCTAAATCAATATCCCACATATGAGAGATATTATCGCGTACTAATGTATCAACATCTAATGTTAAAATACGATCTAAATCTGGAAATATTTTAGGTAATGCTGCACGGATAAGTACCATCCACGTAAGCCCTAAATTTTCATTATAATTTGGACCATCTGGGCGAAAGTAAGTCTAATTACTTAAATTTTTACATTCAATTTCTGGTGGTAATTCATACGGAAATTCATCATCTTCTATAATGAAGTAGATTTTATCTACATCAGAATATTTAAGAAGCGATTTTGCCGCGTGAATCATCTATTTATATAGATTCCTTGTTCCACAATAAACAGCTGCTTTCATCCTTTTTCCTCCGTTATACACAAATAAGCGGCATATTTCTATGTCGCAAAATACTAGACGAACTTATAAACATGCTCTGCCAATTGAGCTACATGCGCAACGCGCAAGACAAGACTCGAACTTGTGACACTGTGATCCCTAATCAAAGAAGGTTTGCTGATTCGTCTAAAAGCAGCCTTGACGGGGTATGATCCCGCACCGCCAGAGTGACAGTCTGGCATTCTAACCAATTGATACTACAAGGCTATAAGAGCACTTAACGGGATTCGGACCCGTGACCTCTGCATGGCAAGCAGAAATTTTACCCCTAAACTATAAGTGCATATTGCCCTACTCCGAACTTTATATCGGTATACCGCATATGGAATTGAACCATCTTTTGCAGTGGTAAACCACCGGCCGGGAACTCCATTCCCGCCTGCGGGATTCGGGCAAGCACCATTTTAACGTCTGGGTGGAGACGAGTAGGGTATCTGGGACTTGAACCCAGTATCTTCGGTTTATAAGACCGATGCTTGCACCAGTTAAGCTGATACCCATTAATCTTCTGCAAATTCTTCCATTGCGCGCTTAATGCTATTTATACTATAGCCACACGCAATAAGAAATTTAACAACCATATCTACTACTTCATCTAAATCTTCTTCCTGATGAGTAGTAAACTTCATTTCAACATCCGGAGCAAATTCATTATAATGGCTCTTACTGGTAAAAGTATAAGTATCGTATTCCTTCATAATATCATCCTCTCTTTCTTACAATAATATTATAGCAGAATTTCAACTTAATGTCAAATAATAAAATTCCCGCAATTCCTACTAAGCCACTTGCGATGGACGTTCTGAACTGCGGGAATCGCGCCTTATAGGTTCGCAACTCCCACTTAGCGCAGCGATGTAACGTGTCGCCTTACGCCTACTTTCTGGTTAGTAGAATACCCATAGCTGTAATGTTCCTATGATTATACATCACTATAGTATTTAGGTATCTAGTGAAGGCACCCAATTCTGTCCACCTAGGATAGACTCACAGGGTTATGACTCCTGTTGGCCCCTATACGGCGGCCGCACCGTCCTTCTTATGTCGCGATCAGGATAAGAAGAATAGAACCTACTGCTTACGTTTGCAGCTACCGAGAGCGCCATATGGGAATTGAACCCATTCTGTCTGCTTGGAAGGCAGAAATACTAAGCCATCATACGCATGGCGCATACGCGGCAGAGCCGCAATTATTCTTTTAATTTCCATTTAAATCCATAAGCAGATTTACGCTTTCCTCTTGCTGCGTCAGCAATGTGATGGCTAACTGATTCATCTTTTTTATCTTTAGTATAACCATGAGCCTACATATATAACGCTGCTGCACGAGTAGAAATAAATTCTTGAATTGGCTTTTCTGTATTTTTATCTAGTTGAATTACTGAAATATGAATATTTCTATCATTAGCATTTTTCTTTGTATCATATCCTGCTTTAGTTAATGCTAATCTAATTGGTTTTAAATCACAATTATATTTATTAGCAATTTCTTGCGCGGTCATCCCATTATTATAATCCTAAATAAATAAATCATAATTATATAATTGTGTACCATCACCACCATAAGTAGCATTATAACCATTATGAAATGTATTTAATTCTTTTATCCAATACTATTCTCGTTCATTTAATATAGATAAATTACATTCTTCTAACTATTTTACTGAAAAATGTTCTATACCATATTTATTCATAGCAGAATATAGAGGACGCTTTTCACATCTAATTCTATCATATTCTTCTAAATGTTTTTTAAATCTAATTTCGATGGAATCTGTAGTTTTACCAACATACTATTTTCCATTAACATCATTGGTAATTACATAAATAAATCCTGTCATAATCTTTACCTCCTAGAATAAAGATTGGCCGGAGCTAGGACTCCTTTATCTCATTTGTGTAGCTAGCACTCTGCTTCCCAATATATATATGATTTCGGCTTTCGCCGTTGTAACCTGCCCGCCTGGGAGTCGAACCCAGTCCGTTCGCTTCAGAGGCCGCGGTTTTCTTTACCACACTATGTTTCCATAGCCATTTCTGTTGTGGTCTGGACTATTTCTTAACCATGCCAAAAAGGTTTAGGTTGGGAACTGTATAGTCTCTACACATTTACTGATTACTCAGATTTAGCACGGAGTTGTCTTGTACCAATAGTATTTAGAGTTTCTCCGTTTAGGTTCCCGTCATCTTAATACTTTCATATTAAGCGTCCAAATTTTCAGAGACCGCCCGTGCAGCCGCACACCTACGGGCAATGAGATTGTATAATATTTTCATATTATACAATATTTAAAATTATTCAATGGTATCCATTGAACGGATATTAATGCTTTGATCTTCTGTCATTATCCAAGAACTAGTTTCAATACTAGTAAATTCTGCAATTTTATTATCATCCATAAAGAATGATAAATTTGTTATATTCCCTATTGAATTATTAATTGCAGCATCTAAATTAATTAGATTAGTATTTGATTCTTGGCGATCCATATAATGAATATCTAAAGTCTTAATAATACTATTATTTGATACGTTTAAAGTATAATTAATAGTATATTTTTCGTCTAAGGTAATTTGTGTGACGATTTCATTATTTAATACGGCCTTTAATATCATATAAATACCTCCTTATATAAGAAGAAAAGAGGCTGATATGGCTCAGCCATAAGCCTTAGAACTTGAAGATATTACCAACAAAATCAAATAGAGAAGGAATATCGTCTGGGTTATCTGTGCTATAGTGGTATGTACCATACTTACCGCAGAAATCTTCCAGAGCCTTACGATAAACTTTCTGTGCTTCAATCATAGCTTTGCGCGCTTTAGTTACTTCTTCCGCTGCGGCCTTTCTTTCAGCTAGTTTCTTTTCCTTTTCTACTTTTGCTAGTTCTGCTTCGCGTTCTTTCTTGATTTTTTCAAGATTTTCTTTTTCTTTGAGTTCGAACTCTGCACGATTTGCTTCTTCTACACTATTGTAGAATTTGTTTGTTTTGTCTGAATAAATCTTGATAGCCATAATATAACCCTCCTTATGGTTATAAAATTTTTATATAGAAGTGGGAGTTCCTTTCCTCTCATTTCTATTTATATTATATCAGATTTCTACAAAAAAGTCAAATAATAAAATAAAGGAGCGTCAATTAAGACATCCTATATTAAATTTGAGTCCATCCATAAACATTTGGTGCCCATACATTATTGTCAATAGTACTTTCATATGTCGCGCCTTCAAATGTAACTTTATCACCTTTCATATATGGATTAGTGCTACTTGGTTGTTCCCATTCAGGAACAACGTTTGCATCGGGGATTAATACTTTTGCCCATAAACTCGCAGCAGCAAGAGGTGTCCATGCTTCTTGAGAAGTATGAGCCTATAAACATTTATATAATATACCCTCATAATTTACTCTATCATCTATTTTGTAGGCAATAGCATTTCCATTCCAATTTGGAAAAAGATTTACTGCTTCTAGAGCATCTTCATCTGATAGGGATATAGCCGCTTTCTCTATAAATGGGCGGAGTTTTTGCGCCAATTCTAATAATGTCATAATTAATCAACTCCTAATAAGATTTTTGCGGCTTGAAGTTCTTCCTGTAAAGAAGCGATATTAGCATTTTGTAATGCCAGATATTCAGATAATGTATATTGTTTATAATTATATGAATATCCGCTTACAGTATGTCCTTCAATTTCTTTAGAATAAGGAGTTATGTCTGTTGCAATAAAGACCGCATCAGATGTAATTTCAATAGCTTGGGGTTGAACCGCGCTATATTGAATACCATGATTAATCATAATATCAACCTCCTATATTCATTTCATTTTGCCATTTAGCAATATTAGCATCATAAATACTATTTTT